AGTTAGTACAAACGATATGAAAAATAAAAGTCTTATTTGAACGGATTAATCTTATCTATTACTGATTCTTCAGGCGTATTATTTTGCTTATCTACTTCTTCTTGTGCGCCTTCGATTTGACTATTAGCATTTTCTAATGCTTGTTCTGATTTTTCGTAGTATGACTGATATGCGGCAATGATTGCTTTTTGCTGTTGTAAGAGTTTCATTATATCACTTATATTCATTGCTAGTATTTCGTAGCCATCATCAGTCAAGCCAATTAACACAGGATCTTTTTTATCTTTTTTTAGTCTTTCCCAAACTTCTTGAGCATTTTCTTCGTTAATAACTACCCATTCTAAGTCTTTTAATCGTAATTCATCTGCTGGTGGTAAAACTAATTTAGGTTTTTCAATTGGCTTTGCACTTATTTCAATTTGTCTTGGTGTGCTTGAACAACCTGCTAATAATGTTAATCCTAAAATTGCTACTATTAATATTCTCATAAGTTTTTCCTTTTCCAAGCATCGGATTGTATGTTAGGATCAAAGTTTGGATTTGCTGTGCGCCAACATTCATTGTTTATTTCACTTGGTTTTGTTGCACTCAGTTCTTTTTCAGTTAATGCACTACCGCTGAATATTTCTAAACAACGCTGTGCATTTTTAGTTGCATTGTTTAAAACCTTTTCAGTTAAACTAGGCTTAGCAACTCCACTTGCACCAATATCGTGTCTAGAAAGTCTATTTTCTAATGAACGATTTCTGTTGTTAATCTCAGTCCACTCTGCTTGTAGTATTGCGTTTTGTTTTTGCATGGATTCGAAAGCCGCAGTTTGAGCCTTTAAGGCTTGTTCATTAGTTTCAACTGCTGATTCTAGTTTGGCATTATTTTGTGTAAGTATTTTTATTTTTTCTTGCGTGTCGTTGTAGTACCAATAGGCACCTCCACCCATTGCACACATTAAAACAAACATTACCAATGCTAATTTAGCACCCATACCGCCTACCCTAGTAACTTTCCCAATGTTTTAGGACCAACAATTCCGTCCGCAACTAAACCATTTGAACTCTGCCATTCTTTTACAATTCTAGCAGTGCCTGGACCAAATATACCATCAGCAGGAGAAATGTCAAGTTTTTCTTGTACTTCTGCTACTAACGGACCACGTGATCCTTGTTTAATTGTTTGATTGTAGTCTGTTTCTGGTTCTTCAAAATCTCCACCTAGTACATCCATTGCATGTAAGTAGTGTTTCTTACGATCATCTAAACCAATAGTTCCACCATTGATACGTTTTGTTGCACCTAAAATATCCATTGCATCACAGTACTTGTTAAGTCCGTTTGTATCCCAGAACCAACATGCAGAGTCTAACGCACCCTTCTTAGTGCGTACATATTCTACTGCTTCTTCTGCTGACATGTCCATTTCTTTTGCGAATTTTGTGTAGTTGTATCTACCGGTAAGTTGAAGAATGCCGCCACCACGGAATGTCCACCCGTCACCGGAATCTGTATCACCGTTGTCCATTCTGTTTGCGTAAATAACGTTAGCAATTTTTTCAGGTTGTCTATGATATTCATTAGCGTCCCTTCCTGCTCTTCTAAAATATTTTGGAAATATAGTATTCAGTGCTTTGGCGCTATAATTTAAGTTTTCACTTAACACTCTAAAGCCGCCGGATTCGTGTCCACACTGAGCGATAAACATTGCTACACGTTCTGCTGTATTAACTTCCCATAACGGAAGTATTTCTAGCATTGCATTATACCAATCTCGCCAGTCATCTCTATGGATTAACTCTTCAGCCATCCATGGTTCAAAATTAAATTTAAAATGTTCTTTAGCCATTTTCTGTTTCCTTTGTTTGACACTTGTCACAAATGCAGTGTTTACACACTTCTACAGAGTATTCCCTACCATCGTAATCTTTGTCCTGACGATAGAAAGGTGTTCCACAATGTGAACTGTGACCGCAATTTTTGCAATAGTACATATAGATATTTAGTAAAGGCGCTTTAAAACTAACGCAGAATCGGCGTTCTCAAACATTAATTTATCACCATATTTTGTGATATTATAATCACCCACATATTTGCATAGATATATAACTTCTGCAAAATCGTTTACGTTTATTTTTTCGTCAAGTCTATCTAAAACTTCTTCTTTTTTACCAAAGTCTTTGAATTCAAATACAAGTGGATCTGCATATGCTTTTTTAATACGTAATTTATCATCATGCATATCCAGTTCTTCTAAATAACTGTTGTTGAAAAAGTTTTTGTAATTTTCTAAATTACTTTCGTTAACTTTTTGTTCATATGCTCTAGCATCCTGCGGAATAATACTATCTAATACTGCTTTTTCTACAGGCTTGCTTCTAAAATTTTTGTAATAACGAAACTTGAATTTATCTAAATTTGCAAGTTTACCAATACCGTCCACAACTTCTAATATATTATCTGAAATATGTCTGTCACGTTCTAATTCAACAAACACTTTATATGTTCCATCACTTTGTTCACCTGCTGTAGCATCAGCATCTAATACAAAAGGATATCCTTTTTCTATAAAGTTCATTAAATCATCTGCGGCATGTTTTTCTCTAACACTGAAACTTAAAGTAACAATATCAGCATCACTGCCCATTTTACTTTTAAAACTATCAATTTCAAAAATGTGATCAACGTTGTCTTTTAGATCACCTAAACGTAATCCCATTATACTGCTTCCTCTGGTGCTGGAGCCGCTGTTGCCGCTTCATCTGCTGGTTGCATTTCTTGCCCTGCTTGAGCACCTGCATCTACTGCTGGCTCTGTATTAAAGTTTTGCATTTCTTGTTGTCCACTATACATGTCAACAATTAATTTTTTTGGCATTTGGACTTTAACAACCCAAATAGGTTTACGGTCCAATTTGCCCTTTTTTGTTCCCGGACGAATATCATCTGGTTTGCGTATTTTTCTTGGTACTGTAATAGAGTCTTTTTTGTAAAATACTTTACAGTCATAGTCAAGGAGTCTTTTGCCTCCCATAGGATCAGGCATTCTATCCCGTGGCCACATAAATGCACAAGTTACCCAGTGTCTTTCTATTTCAGGCCCTGCTAGTAATTCACCATCTTCCCAATTATCATAAACGTATATGTCTAATTCGTCTAATACACGTTCAAAATCCTTAAGAACTGCAAAGGCAGTATTACTTTCGTATATGCCTTCAACGTTTTTAACTAAGTCGTATACATCTTCCATTTACAAGTCTTCCATTCTTACTATGTTATTTATCGTATTAAAATAGTTAAGTTATCTTATTGATCACGCATTTTTAAGGTAAATACTTTTGTAGGGCAGTGCGTTCTACCGCAGACCCTACTCCATATCCAATAGGAGGACTTAATGGGAGCAAAAAGAAAAGCCGCAAGGCAAAAAACTTTCACCCACAGTAACGTGGTTGAACTTAATTCTTTTACAAAGAAAAAACAATCCGTAACAATACTACCCCGCAATAGAAACCAAGAACAATACGTGCTTAAACTGTTAGAGCCATCGAAAGACATAGTCTTTGGCATCGGCCCGGCAGGAACAGGTAAAACTCTGTTGGCAGTACAGGTAGCGGTTAAGTTATTCAAAGAAGGTAGAGTTGACAAGATAATTGTTACCAGACCAGCAGTGTCTGTTGATGAAGATCTTGGTCATTTACCAGGTACGCTAGAACAAAAAATGGCGCCATGGACTAGACCTATTTTTGATGTGTTACGTGAATATTTTAATGCTCGCGAAATAGAAGGCATGATAGAAGAAGGTATTATTGAAATAGCACCTTTGGCTTATATGCGTGGCAGAACCTTTAAACATAGTTTTATACTTGCAGATGAAATGCAAAACGCAACACCAAACCAGATGAAGATGTTATTAACACGTTTAGGACAAGGCTCAATGATGGCAGTAACAGGCGATCTACATCAGGCTGATCGTATACGTGATAACGGATTAATTAATTTTACACAATTACTACGAAACAGCGATACGTCACACCTGGACATAGTCCAATTTGCAAAGGGAGATATAGAAAGACATGACGCAGTCAAAGAAGTTCTCGAGGTATATGGGGACGGATAAAGATTAAAACGAAGGGGGCTCTAAGCCCCTTTCAAACTTTCAACTAACGGAAACACTTCAGAAATAACTTTAGCACAGGCGTGTGCAACTTCCATATGTTCTTTCTGTGTGCCATTTGCACTACGTAATTCAATGTAGTGTACCCAACTACGTATTGTACCGTTCATATATAATCTAGTTTTGGTAAGGCCTTCTGGTAATACTTTACGTGCTACCTCTTTAGCAATACCATTGTTAATTGCCCAATCATATGCTTTACCGGCAGTATAGATTACATCTTGTTGTTTTTCTTCCCAACCAACAATAAGTTCAGCCATGCCTGGTTCAGACATATCAATTTCGATAGAGTTTTGTCTATTTTTATTGTCTTGCAAACGTGCTTCGCTTGTAATAAAGTATTCTCCCATTTCGCCTGGTTCTGCATATCTTTGACTAAATTCTTGGAATGCAAAACTTCTATGTCTAACAATCTGATGTGCAATGTCACGAGTAGTTTCAATTTCAATTACTGCGTTTACCATTTCTAAAGGAGACCAATGTGCATGTTTTATTAAGTACTTGATTAAACGTTCACTTGTTTCTGTGTTAATTTGAGCGGCAGGGTTTGATACCTTTGCACAAAACGCAATTAGTTCTTGTAAATCTGTTAAACCTTCTGATTCAAACTCTGGTGTTGCTTTGCTATAACTTACTAGTCTAGCGGCCATGGTGCTTCTCCTTTTAATTCCTGTATACGTCTACGTAAAAAGCCTATTGTTGTATGTATATGTCCTGTATCGTGTGGTTGCAATAATGTTTTATAGTATTCAACTTCTTCTTCAAGAACACTTATACGTACAATATCATTTAGTAATTTTTTATTCTTAGTCGCCATTTCCTGGTTTCTCCGAAAAATGGTTTTCATATTTGTCTTTTACTCCATTCATTTTTTCTGCCTCTTCTGCTGAAGGTTTGTCATCATGTATTGCTGTGACTACAGGCCAATCCATTTCTTGTGAATATTTTGTATTAATATTCATCCATTTAGCAAGTTCACTGCCTGCAAGTGCATTATCAGAAACAATAGCATCGGCTGGACATTCAGGTTCACATACTCCGCAGTCTATACACTCGTCTGGATTTATAACAAGCATATTTTCGCCTTCATAAAAGCAGTCAACAGGGCATACCTCAACGCAATCCATATGTTTGCATTTGATGCAGTTGTCAACTACTAAGTATGTCATATCATTTTGGAGCCTCAAACAGCCAAGTTGTAATTATATATTTATTAATCACTCCAATAGGAGGATTACCCCTATGTGTATGTGTCCAATCTGCAGGAAAAATTAACAGTCTACCTTCTTTTGGTTCCATACGTTTATTTTGATATAAAAATTCTGTTTCGCCTGCGTTAGGAATATCATTTAAATATAATTGGCAAACTAATTTACGCTTTGCTCCTTCTGCTAAGCCTTCATAATGCCAACTATGAAATCCACCGCCTGGTTTTATTCTTTTCATTTTCAGTTCTTCACCGGCTAATTGTATTAGTCCAAGAATGCTAAACTTCTTTGTATATAACGGAATAACTTTTTCCCATAATATTTTAAAGAAATATTCAGCATAATATTTGTTTACATGTTGTATATTTTGAGGATCAAGAAATAAAAGCGAATCTTGATCTACACTATGACGCATTTCGTTTGATTCTTGTACTAATGGTAAGTCTTTACTTGCCTCAAAAAATTTAATTAATTCTTTAATATATCCTTTATCAAAAGCATTATCATAGATACCTATGAATCCATCATATTCTTCTTTAATTTCCATTACAATCTCGCTAGTCGAATAAGTGTTGCTGATAAATTAATCTCTGGATCACTTACAAGTGTGTGATCTACTAACCCTTGTTTAATTGTTAATACTGCTTGATCTTGTTTTTCTTCATCTCCAAATAATTCAATGTTGTCATAAAGCCAACGATATACATCTTCCATTTCTTCCGGACGTATTGTACCACATAGCATTTTACGTGCTTCTGTAATTTTTCCTGCTTTAAATAATTCAACCATATCAAGTTTCCAATCGCTTTCGCCAGTGTCACCTTCATTAGGTTTATTAAGCACTCCATCTTGTGAATTCATTTGTACTGTATTAATACATTTACGCAAGTCTGGATATGTTGCTTTTACATATGTGTCAAGTGTATCTAAGTCTGGAGTAACACCTTCTGTGATAAGAATCTCTGCGACTCTTGCAGTAAACTCTGTTTGATCTATTTTAGCAATATGAAAACCTTGACAACGACTGTGTAGTGCTGGAATAATTCTGTTCGGATAGTTACAAGTAAGAATAAAACGTGCAGTAGTATGATACTCTTCCATTACACCACGCAATGCCGCTTGTGCGTTTGGCGATAGATAATCAGCCTCATCAAGTAATACAACTTTAAAATCTCCAAAAGGTATCATTTGTACAAAGTTAACAATCTTATCTCTAACATCATCAACACTATTTGTACGACTAGCATTAATCTCTAATATATCTAAATCATTTATTTCGAGTTCGTTAAATAAAAGTTTTGCAAGTGTTGTTTTACCAATACCAGCATTTCCGCTAAACAATAAATGCGGAATAGTTTTATCTTTAATCCAAGTTTTTACTTGATTACGTTGTGCCTCATCTCTAAACACATAACCGTCAACAGTTTTTGGTCGATATTTCTCTACCCATAGTTCCTTCATTTCTTTTTATTCTCCATACCCATGCCTACTAAAATCAAGAAGATATACAATATGGGCCATGCCCATCCTGTTAAGTAATTTGTAATATGAAGGATCATAAGTGCAATGCCTGCCGCACCGGCTGTGCCGATTCCAGTATTCTTTTGTTCAGGTAATTTCATGTTATACTCCTATATTGTGTTATTATATAAGAAAACTGCAAAGAAGTCAAGAAGTTTTTGCAATATTTTGGAGGATTTCTTTAAGAAGTTCCTTTATTTCTTTTATTTCTTTTTCTATATCGAATTTTTGATCTTTGTTACTTGGAGTATGTACTTTTGCTATCTTAACACCTTGTTCTTCAACTTTGCTTAATTTCATATTTTTGCTCTAAACCTTTCGTATGCTTTCCATAATTCCCACACTACAAATAAAATTGTAGCAGTTGTGAATCCTCCTCCTGCTAATGTAAGAAGCACTAGTACTTGCATTACCTTAGCAAATATTGCTATGACTACAAGGTCATACCATTCAAAGACATCTGCGAAATTATACATAATTTTGTCTTTCTCCTTGTCTGCTTAAATCTAAAGTAACACAATGTAATCCACTGTCCCAGAAATATTTATGTCTGAAGTTAAACGGTATCATTTCAACACCATATTTCTTTAACTCATTTTCGATTCTTTTGTCATGACCATTTGTAATTATTGTATTTTCATCAATACTTACTACATTCAAATCAAACACTGTTTCATCTACGTAGCCAATCCAATGAGATAACCATTTTTCTACTTTATCTTTATAAAAATGTTGTGTTCTTATTTCATGAAACCAATCAGGTAAATCCCACGGTGTAAGTATAATCTTATCCCAATGTTTTAATTCTTCTGGTATGTATTCTTCATTCCATGTCATTAACAATCCAGGTTTGATAAGTGCTAACATACCATCAACATGTCCACAACCAGGTACTTCTATCCATTTAGTTTCACAGCCTATATTTCTTTTTACCCAATTTAAACCTGTCTTTGTTCCTAGCATAGAGTCAAGTCCTGCAGGATCATGATACGTTTTTGAATGAATTAAAGTATCACCACATTTTATAATATTTGCGGCATGATACATTATCTGAGGTTCCATTATTTCGTAATTTTGATACTTATTTTGTAACAATGGTTTAGGCATTGCAATATAGTTTCTTCCCTCTTTATGTTTTTCTAACATAATATCTAGGAAGTAATCACTTTCAGTATATCTATTACAGTCACCACCTATAGTATTAATAATAGTATCTCCATAAACTATATGATGATCACGAGGACATATAGCAGGATATGGAAATTTTGATTTCCATTGTCTTGTGCTTTCAGATTGCAAAGGTATATTTTTTGGTCTGTAAACTTTGACACCTGATGATTCAAATGTATTTGATAATTTTTTAAAATCTTGTTCTGTTTCTTCTAGTATCTTTGACATACTATCAACAAACTGTGCGTCATCGAATTGTTCTAAGGATTTTGTGTCATAAGTAGAACCGACAATAATCTCTGTAAGTTTATCCCATTCTGTCCATATCATATATTATTGTGATCCTAATATTTCAAAACCGTTAATTTGCTTTTTGTATTCATCTGGAGTGCCAACGTATATGTACTTAACACCTTTGGCTTTGTAATATGCACATTCGTGGCGTAGACTTTTTAAACCTAAGAATAATTTAGGATTCTTGTAGTTCCAAGCAAATTGTATTGCTTCTACATTATGTTTATTAAAGTTATGGTAAAAACTAAATGCAATTAGTTTTTTGTTATTGTAATATCCAATTATATCACTGCGTGGCGCACATAAGTCTTCATTAAACAAAGGCATTACACTTTCAAATTGTTTGTACTTACAATATTGATCGTATATTTCTTGCAATTCTTCTACTGGCGGATTTTCAAGTAATACTGCGGATTTAGACATCCTATAGTTTGTTTTAGTTAAATCAATCCTAGAATATATATCACTCACTTTGTTCTCCATCTTACAACATCATCATAGTTTTCTTTTGGCCAATTATCATAATACCCTTGTTTCTTTAAAATTTCACTTGCGTTGTTTAACTTTGATAGCCTTTGGACTAGTACTAATATACATTTACCAAAATTCATGGTTTCCCCATTTAATATTTCTGGGTCGTTTGGATGGTCTTCTAATGCTACTATATCTTTAGTCATAGCAATATCATTGAAGTCTTTTACAATTTTTGAAAGTTCTTTAGGAGTTAAATCTTCTGTAGGACAATAGACAACAACAACTTCATATTTGTCATCCCAGTTATCAGCAAGGGAATTTATTATAGGTAATATAGTATGCTTTTCTACTGAGAGATAATTAATTCTCTCTTTAAGCATAGCCTGTTTTGCAAAAGGACACGGAACTTTTCCGATTTGTTCATTGTGCGTTGATACAAATTCTTTAATCCATTTTTGAATTTCTGAATCAAAGGTCCCCATCTTTACGATTCTCTGAATAGTAAACATTAAATTCGCCACCTGGGTAACGTGATTTAAGTTTGTTTACATTTTCTGCTACTACGTCATTTGGGTCAAGCCCAAGAGCACGACAACTATTAATCCAATACCACATAATATCGCCAAGTTCTCGTTTAGCATGAAATATAGTTTCATCGTTAAGTGGTTTGCCTTGGAATATGCATTTTTTAACAATCTCATTGAATTCTCCAGTTTCCGATGACAGGCCTATTCCGCCTGTAAGTAGTAGTGCCATGTTTACACCACTTTCATTTTCTAGTGCCTCTAGTTGGTTACTAAGTGCCTTTGTTTCGTTACTTTGTGCAGATGTTACAGTCGCTACAAAGTTTTCATATTTCTTTAGATCTATGTTTTCCAATTTTGTTTCTTTCTAATTAGCGTTAACAAACCCACTTGGGTCAATTGCGTCAGGAGCATAGTCACCTATACTACTGTTACTCATTTGCACATCATCAGGTTTTTCTTCTGAGTATGCTAATACACTTTCTGACTCAACCATTCTTAAAACAATCTCATCTTCGCCTTCATTTGTCATTGTAATACCTCGTGTCCAACGACCATGTTCTATTAGGATCCAATCACCTATTTTATAATCGTCTTTGTTCTTTGGTCCTTTACTATGAACTTTACCCCAGCGTGGATAAATGCCTCTAACATTTCCATCATCTGAGGTAAGAATGATTCCGCCTTTAGTAGTTTGTTCTCCAAAGTACATATCACTTACAAGAACTCTATTTCCTATTGCGGTTAAGTTTCCTTCAAATTTTGCTAACGTATCCACTAGTCACCTCTTTTTACAAAATTGCCGTCTGCGTCTTCTACCCAATCATCTTCAGCATCTGCTTTTTCAGCCGCTTTTGCTTTTTTAGCATTTTCTGTAGATTTCTTTTGGGCTTTAGTTTGAACAGGTTCTGCTACTTCTTCTACAGGCTGTTCTACTTGTGCTACTTCATCTGGAGCCGCTTGCGGATGTTCTTCGTAATAATCACGAATTACATCATCACGCTTTTTAATAATTTTGCCACCAGGACCAAGTTCGTCGCCACGTGCATTTACACGAGCATTACCAACTGCTGGAGTCAACTCATTACGCTGACGCAACGTATCCATGTCAATTTGCTTACCTTGAAAAGTTTGGTAAGTTTTCTTTTGTTGTTGTCTTACAGGCATAATATACCTCCTTTATTATGTACGTATTTATCTAAGGAACTCACGCCAATCCAGGCCATATTGGATTGAGTTTATTCTATGTACGCCTATTAAGTATAGCACATAACTTGCTACACTACTACCTCTACCTACACCCCACACAATGCTATTTTCACGCATAAAATCTACCATATATATCATATAACGTAGTAAGTTTTCCATACCACGTTTTTTAAATTCTTGGAGTTCTTCAAATGCCCTTCTATATTCAGGACCTTGTGCTTTGTAACCATCAGTAATTAATCTTCCTAATACATATTGTTCAACGTGTATAGTTTTATATTCTTCTGGCATAAACCATTCACCTTGACATACTCCGTCAAAAGTCTTTTGATCTACATCTAATGGAATATATTTTTGCAACGGATTCATACCTTGTTCTTCCATTGCTTTGTTAAATTTATCTATGTCGTCAGATTGATCACATAGTACCACATGACACTTATCACTATGACCAGTATAGATCATATCAATAAGATCCTTATTAGAGAATCGTGGAATACCTAGTTCATCTGTTTTCATAAGCATACTTGTATTTTAACTGATATTAATAAGATTGTCAAGAGAATTATCGCTATCTTGACTATTAATTTTTGGTTTTGCTCTGCGACCTTCCATCTCTGCTTTATACATATCAAGAATAGCCGTAATTTGTTCTTTTACCTGCGGATTGTGTGTCATCCAGAATTTTTTATTTAATTCTATTATTTTTTCTTCTATTTCAATGTCTGACAGATCATCAAAACTATTAACTAATGGATTAAAGGACTTTAGAGAAGATGCCACTAATGAATTCTCCATAAACTGTTTGTCCGCCATCAATAGTCCAAAATCTATAAATTTTAGGATGGGTAGGATCTGCAATGGCTGTTGGGTGGACAAAGGCTTGTTCCGTTTTAATTACACCGTTTGCTGTACCTGAAGTAAAAGATATATCATAAGTGCTTGTTGTGTCTGCAATATCGCCGCCTCTTTTGAGTTCCAGTACTAGTTCAGCATACTTACCGCTAGATGGCCAATCAGTAACTTGTAAAGTAATTCCTGCACTATTAATTGTGTACGCATGATAAGTTGCAATTTCATAACTAACTGGTCTTACACCTGCTGTTGTTAATACACCACCACTATAATATTTTTGTGAAGATCTATTAAGTACCACATTGTTAATTGTGTTACCTTGCATGTTAGTTATTGCATCATTGTTCTTTACTGCATTTGTATCTAATGCTGTTAAATCTGCATGAGCATTTGTTAGTTCTGCTTTAATTTTACTGAAGTTATCTCTAAAGCCTTGTGAGTCGTTATCTACACCTGCTTGTGGATAATCTGCATTAATTGTTCCAATATTAGAACTGTTTGTAGTAATGGCCATATCTTATTCTCCTACTCGTATTTATCAGTGTTATGCATTATAATTATACTTTCCGAATAGAATATATTGATCATTTGAGTTACCTACAACACTATCAATAATATATCTATCAATTTCAATATCTAATTTTTTGAAATCATATGCTCTGTTTCTAAGGTTAATCATAATTTCGTTACTTGTTCCTGGCTTGCAATAGCATAATGGCATTGCTAACACAAATCCTGTTTCTTGCTCTCCAGCAGTTTGTGGAGTACGCATCCATAAAGGTAAAAAGTCATATTCTGTTCTACCTAATGCTTTTATACTATCTTGCATGTTTGTTATATTGCTTATATATTTTTTACCTTGGCCACCACTTGCTAAAACTGCATCACTATCTGCTTTAACAACAGGATCATTATTGAACACAAATGGATCTGTATCTGTATTTGCTGTGGCTGTAAGAGTTTCGCCTGTCGCAATAGTTTGTACAGTATCGCCAAGATCTAATTGTGTATCATCAGTCATAAATTTATACTGTTCTGTATTTCTATTTACATTTGAATTATCAAGTAAAGTAGGTGTGCCATTTGGATGATTAGCATAAGCCGCCATATCTGCTTTTAGTTGTTCAGGTCCACGTTGTACAAATGTCTTTTTTGTTTCTCCTTTTTTTGCTTTTGAAGGATCAATTAATTCAACATATATTACTTCATATATTACATCTTGTGTACCTGGTGTTTTTGCAACTGCACTTTTAAGTGCTCCAACATTGAATCTACGTTTTCTGTGCCATTTTTTACTAGCCGTAGCAAATTCAGTTATTGTTTTTGTTTCAATTCCTGCATACGCTAAAATTTTTATATCACGTTGTATGCCAAAATTTGGATCATTTGGTCTATATATACTTGTTGGTGGAAAGTTTGCAGGATTACTTATAAATTCTTGGTATTCTAATCTTTTAGATTCTTTTAAAAATGGTTTCATATAAAGATTACTATACTGTCTATCATCGTCATCAATTACTTCGATTACAAATTGTTTTGTTGTTGCACTAAATCCAAATCTATCTTCTGCTTGTACAGTGAAAGTATAGTTTCTATCTATACTTGTAGTATCATTATCAAATGTCATATTATCATTATCGAAAAAAGTTAATCCGTTTCTTTCACTATCAGAAAACTGTATAACCGAACCTGTAATTTCACCATTATATTGTAGTGTTAAACCTGGAGGTAATTTTCCACTTTTCAATGTGTATAATAATGGAGCATCTGGAACTGTAGTAGTACCTTGAACTTTAAAAACACTTATTTGATTTGCTGGTATAGTTCCTAATTTAGTTTTACTAATCCATGCAATGCTACTATCTACGTCACCTAGTAATTTTACGGTAAATGTTTTATCTTTAAATGTTGCAACTTCAACTACATTTTGTTCACTTATCAAAAGTTCTGCTCTAACTGTAAATTTATATTCTGTAGTAATTGCTGGCTGGTATGCTACACGACCTGCTATTTCACCTGTGTCTGGATCTATTGTCATTCCTGCTGGAATAACACTAGCAGTGCCATCGTCGTTTGTTGCCTGCAACACATATCTTATTGCACCTCTTTGATTTTCATTTTTTAAAACTTCTAAAAACAATGTCACATAGTTATTTGCTCTTCTAAAACCAAAGTCACTAGGAGTTATCCAAATAGGAGTTCTAACATATGTATTGTCTGCTGTAAATACACCTGTAGCAACTTGTACAACAATATTATCTGCTCTTAAAAAATCTTCGCCTACTACAAAGATAGTAAAGTTTCTTTTGACTATTGCTAATCCATCACTTACACTTACTTTAAAGTCATAATGTCTGTTTAGTTTTTTAGGAGGATTATATACATAATTAGGTATTACTTGTCCTTGAAAATACAAACTACTTTTGTTTGAAAAATCATGCAAATACATATCATAATTTGCTGTATCGTATTGACCTTGTTTTGATTTTTTATCTAAAGCAAGCAATGGTTCAACTACGCCTGATAGTTTACCTGTGTTACTTAAAGATATACCAGGAGGTAATTCTCCGTCGCCTTTTTCTATCCAAAACTCTAAACTTTTGTCTGCAGGAAGATCTACGTCTTCTGCTACTAATTGGAAATCGATTATTTCATTATCTAAAATGAAATATCTATTATTATTTGGCGGATTTCCTACTGGTAGTCTACCTTGCTCTGTTTTCCATAAAGGATCATCTGGACCGTCTATTATTATTTGAAAAGTCCTGTCATGAATATCAGTGCCAATAGTTGATCTTAGCACAAATTTAAATGTAGTTTGTCTTTCAACTTGTTTAGGAGTACCAATAATGTTGTTTTGAAAAATTCTTAATCCTGGAGGTAAAGTACCTGCAATTATTTCAATAGTTGGACTGTTTGATGGTGTGTTGGCCTGTCCACCCATTCCTGTATGATACTGACAATAGTAATAGAGTGTAGGTGCTGATATAGGAACTACAATAGTTGTTTTGAAATTAACCATATCAACTGTAACTCCTGTTGTATATTCTGTCCCGCCTGAGTGTGTGCCTCCTGATGTAGTTGAAAATCTTAGAGGGTGAGTTGACGAAGCAGACCAATCAAAAATATAAGTATTACCTTCTATCAATTCCAAAGTAGGTTGTTGTACGCCATCAATAAAATATTTGTTGCCATTGACAACATATTGAAAAGTTACTGAATAATTTATTGTAGAAGATGTAGTCGTTATAGGTAAACCTATAGAAATAGTTTCTTCTTCATTAGTTGTAACTAATGTAGTTCCAGATGGCTTTGTCCAATGTGACATTATACTGCAATGGCTCCTAGATTACTATTAAATTTAGTTTCTGGGCTTGTAATTGTTCCATAGTCTATCGTTGTATTAAATTGTAAGAAACCTGCATGGCTTAAAATGTTAGGGTTTATTGCTCCAAAATCTAAGTTTGAATCAAAACCTTCATCGCCTGTTTCTCCCTCTGCAGAAATAGACAACACATTTCCTACCATTTTTGTATCTATTCCAGGTCCACCAATTACACGTAAAGTTTCACCGTCGTCTACGTTCATGCTTCCATTATCAGTTATTACTAGAAATCCTTGTAAGTTTGCACTTATTTGAATGTCATTACCAGCAACTGATTGTACTGCAACTCCTGTTCCTGCTGTAAAATTTTTGAATGTTAATTGATCGCCTACTTTGCCTGCAAATACAGCAACGCCTGTTCCTATACCAGCGGCTGTTGTTGCTTCTGGTTGTCGTAAATCTAATTCATCAAAGTTTTCATTTACTTTACGAAATGCTTCTCTTAGATCATCACCTGTACCGTCGTTTGCAATATTTCCAATGTTTATGTTCTGTATAGTCATATTATTATCCTTATATTGTATTTATTACCCTAATCTGTAATATTATCTGCGGTAACATTTATTGTCACTGATGCACTATTGTTTAATATAGTAAATACTCCGGTCAAACTTACACCATTAATATCAGCACTTGAAACTCCTGTAATTGTATATGGAACATTTGTACCATTTGCAACATTTGTTGTATCTAATGTAATTGAAAAACTTTGTCCTTCATTAACACTAGTTGCACTTGAAGTTAATGAGTATGTTGGCGTTTCTGCTTCTGGCTCTGATGTTATACTTGTATCAAGTACCATTTTGTATTCTACAAAATTACTCACAGATGTGCTTGTAGTCCCGTTAACTAAGCCTGATGCTGTTGCTGTACTGTCGTCAATTGTCATTCCTGTATCATGCTGTGTTAGAGGGGAGTTTCCGTCTACAGTTACACTTCCGTGTACTTCGTATGACCAATCTTCTATATTCACAGTTGTTGTAGTTGTATCTGAATTATTAATTGGTACACTTGCAATTACACCTCCTACTCTACCTAAACTAGTTTGAGTAGAACTTACACCTTCGCCGCTTACCCAAAGTCTATTATTAGGATTAAGTGAGTTATCTAAACTACATTTATGTAATGATACATTCAAATTTGCACTTGCACTTGTATGCAAGTTTCTAAATTTTGTATTACTAAGACTAGTGCTGAATGATAACACCATACCTCTTTTATTAGTATTTGTACTATCTTTATTTTGTTCTCCTACTGCAATTATTTTATTATTAACAGTATCAAAATCAATATCTCTTAGTTTAGGTTTAGTTGCTCTGTAATCTCCAGTGATATCTTGTTCACCTATATCATTTATCACCCAGTCAGTTGCAATAATTCCAGTAAGTGGATTAAGTTTACAAATATGAGATTGCTCAAAATTTACTTGCGGACTATCAACATGACCAAAACCTATTATAGGATCGTCATTTTCATCTACAGTTATACCTGCAGGATTAAATCCTGTTCCTGTTGCTGTAGGTACGTACCAAAATTTATTCCATACTATGCCTAACGAAGAATTAAATTTACGTGCAAATACAGTTTGTTCTGTACCATCGCTTTTTATTTCTGTACCAACAACATATATATTACCCGATGAATCTACAGTAACATCTTGTGCTTCTCCTTTTTTAGAAGTAGGATTTGCTTTCTTAACACCCATTACATCACCATTTGTAATGTTTACTTTAATAAGCCACATACCGCTATCAAAATTTTGTAAGTAGTTTGCACCAACTGCAATTATGTTGCCGTCATTTGCAAATGTCATAGCCTTTATTGCTAATGCATTTCCATCACTATCTGAATAGTTACGTTGCCATTGAGCAGTACCTGATGCATTTAATTTTGTTATATATGCATCACTAGGATAATCAGCACTTGGTGTATTAGTTTCCCAATTCCATGAACCACTATATCCTACGTAAATATTTTCTGCACTATCTACTACTGCACCTGTTACAATATAATTTTGGGTAAATGTACGCCTCCAAATTGGAGATCCTCTGTCGGTATATTTTATTAATGCACAAGTTTTATTTGAACCGCTATCTAATTGTTCAATTGCAATCGAGGCTCCGCTTCCTGCGTGTGCAACAAATTGAAATGTTGTATTTGCAGAACGTGAAGTAGTAGGTCCATAATGTGTTGTTGTCCAATGCTTGTCAGAAATATAAATTTCTCCATTCATATCATTGTGAATACTACATTGATAATATTTACGTCCACCAACTGTAGGTGTATAGGTTATAGTACCGTTTACAGTTCCTTGATTGACTACACCATTTGTTTGATTTGCTGTTCCGCTACCTTGTACATCTTTAATAAAGAACGGATGTCCTGATGCATTAATTGTCCAATTTATTGTGTCCCCTCTATCATACACAACTCCTGGATTTTGTCCACTAATTGATCCGTTTCTATCACTTCCTGAATTCCATACATACCCAGATGCTCCACTATTGGTTACTGTACCTGTGAATGCTTCTTGTGTACCATCGCTTGTATCATTAATTGCGACCGTTTTTGATTGTGCATTATCTGTCATAAATGGCAGATAGTGATTGTCGTCTTCTTGTGTTGTTGCTGTTAAACTTTCAATTAGTTTAAAATTAAATGTTTCTGCACCATCAAATGTATCGTCTGCTGTAACTGTAAAAGTTTTACTATTTGCAACTTGTGTAAGCGAACCTCTAATGTTTCCGTAAGTTGTAACTAATCCAGTCATATCAATATCAGTAGTAGCAACACCTGTTACTTCAAATGGTATTGGAAGTTGCGGATCAGTAGTACTAAGATTGTTATTTGTAGTAATACTAAATGTACTGCCTTCGTTTGCACTAGTTTTATTTGATGCAAGTGTATATTGCGGTGCTTCAAATTTATCTCTGCTACCTGGATACATTATCCATATACCGCCGGACTGTCCAGTTTCTGCTCTAGTTTGACTTCCTGATGTAGCAAGTCCCATAACCATTACGCCACCTGCACCGCCACCTACTTCATGACTTGTTACTGCTGGCGATACTGTATCTACGTTATTTCCTTTTTGTCCTGCAACACCTGATGTAGTTCGAGTAGTTCCTGGAACTGAAATTGTAGGAACAGTTATGTTTGCATGATCACCTCTAAGTCCTGTAAGTTTTCTTGTTAGTGTTGTACCACCACCTCCTGCACCAAAAGTAATTCCTGTACCACTTGTCCAGTTATCAGTAAAACCGTGTCCACCTCCTGTACCGGCAGTTTGTTGAGGTCTTAGTTTTACATTGCCTTCTTCATATAATTTTATTTCTGCAAGTTTTGTTGTGTTTAAGTCTGTAGCATTTGTTGCCACGCCACCTCTAAATTCTATAATAGTTACTGTGTCAGTTGAACTAGTAAAACTGCCACTTAGTGCAAAACTAGATCCTCCATAATCTGCTGTACTTGCAAATGTTGTTGTAGTAGCAAATGCATATACTACATCATTCGCACCATCTAAAATTGCTGTTGCAGTTGAACCAAAATCTTTTGATGTACTTTGATAAACATACTTAGGAGCGTCTGTACCGTTACGCACAAGTATATAGTAAGCATCATAATCTTGATTGCCATTTGAACTGTCTACCCATGTTGCACTTGTAGATAAAATATCTGCAAATTTCTTTTGTAAAAGATATGTGTATTCGTTTGGATAACTTGCTGATCCTCCAGGTCTTACGTCAATTTTTACTCTGACTCCGCCTACATGGCTTATGGCTTTACATATTATATTACCAGTTGTGCTTGTGGTCCAATTGTAAGGTGATGTTTCTGCATTGCTGTAACCTAAAAGAGTATTGTATGGTTGTCCAGGTCCGCCTACAGCACCTGCACCAGCGCCGCCTCCGCCACCGCCAACAACTGCACCGTCTAAGTTATATCTATATGAGTCTCCACCTTGGCCTCCTGCTTTGCTTATAGTAAATGGTCCTGTTGTAGTACCACCTAAGCCACCCGCTTTGCGTTCATACACTGATAGACTATTCATTGCGACTGATGGACTTGTTTTTCCACCCCCGGCTATATAGTTTTGTCCATTACATATAAAACTTGTGTCTCCACCATCGTTATTACCTGCACCACCTGCACCTATCGTATAGGTTAAAGTTTCACCAGGAGTAACACTTAGGTTATTACTAATACCTAAAGCACCTGCTCCTCCTCCACCAGTCATTTGTCCTGCTCCTAGTGCGGATATTGTACCACAACCTGCTCCACCACCTACAGCCATAACACTTATACTTGTTACTCCTGCTGGTATTGTAAAACTACCAGAGCCTGGTGTTGTTATAATTTCATCTCCTGCTACTAATGTTGTACTTGTATCGTTAATTGTAACTGATGCTGAGATGCCTGAAATTGTTGTTAAAGTTATTGTAAATGTTTCTGTACCTTCTGTAGTAAAATCTTCTGCTATTGTAAAACTTTGTGTAGTTTGTGTTCCTGTTACATAATTGCCACTTATAGATCCTGCAGATAAATCTGTTGCACTTATTCCTGTGACTGTGTAAGGTAAAGTTACACCTGGTATACCATTTTCAACAATCAAATCAACATCAAATGATTGTCCTTCATTTACTGAACCTGCTGTTGCAACTAAATTATAGGTAATAGGTGAGTTACTTGTGTCGTTAATTTGTACACCTAGTGTTTCACCTGCCGCAGAAAATGTTAATGTTTCTGTACCTTCTAATAATCCGTCAGCAGTTATTACGTATGTACGAGACATATCACTACCAACAGTCAGTGTTCCTGATAACGGTTCATCACTAATATCTGCACTAGATACTCCAGTAATTGTATAAGGAATGGTTGTTCCTGATAAAACATTATTTGCTGTTAATGTAATAGTAGTTGACTCGCCTTCTCCTAAACTATCACGTGTACTTGCTAATGAATAGGTTGCACTTGGCTTACTAGTATCGTTAATTGTTACACTTACATTTTTTCCTGCAACTTCATTTAGTGAAAGAGTGAATGTTTCGTTTCCATCGTCAAAGAAATTATCTGCTGTAGTTGTAAAAGTTAAAATTTGGTTTGTGCCTATAATAAAGTTGCCGGTTAAAGATGCATCTGAAATGTCAGATGATTCAACACCAGTAATTGTGTACGGAATAATTGTGCCATTCACAAGTCCTGTTGTTGTCAACGTAATTGTAAAACTTTGTCCTTCGTCTACACTTGAAGCACTTGCTGTCAGAGCATAAGTTGCTTCTACTGCACCTTCTTCTGCTACAATAGTTTCATCACCTGCAATAGTCAAAACATCTGGATCGTTATAAGTTTGATGTGCGTATCTGTTAGTTCCGCCCATTAAACTTCTATAATTAGTATAGTCCGATCCGGTGTTACCATTTTCATTTAATTGTTCTTTGGCATTTGTTGTTATCCATGATTTATGTTGTGCCGGTGTTGCATTAGGTTGTATTTCTGCATAAGTTGTAACAAGTCCTGCTATTTGAGGTGATGCCATAGATGTTCCACCTATGTTCGCAATTCTAAATGCTGTTGTTCCATATTGTGCATCTGTAAATCTATTTGTTGTACTTGTTGAACTAAAAATATTTGTACCTGGTGCGTATACATCAACTCCAGGACCTTTTTCACTGCTTTGTGCTATTTGTTCTTTACCACCAGAATCTAATGCACTATCGATATTTCCAACCATGATAGCGTTTGTTGAATAAGGAGATGAGCCTCTATGGTAGTATTTTGTTTGTCCGAAACTATTTGTGTAATAGTTATTGTAATCTGGATCACTTGCTGTAGCAATTTTATGATAGTTGTTACCTGCGGCAATACATACTACAACTCCTGCTTCTATTAATTCATCGACGTCAGCATCTACTGATGCTACTCTTATAGGATGTCTATAACCTGATCCATCAAATGCACCTGTCATTCCGTAGGCTGTAAGTTTAGAATTACCTGTCCAAGGTGTGCCTCTATAGTTACCGCCAGTAATACTGAAATATCTACTAAAGTAACCCCAACTCATGTTTATTACTGTAGGACGTTTTACTCCAGTCAACACATCCGGAGTCTTTGCTTTGTGCCATTCTTTAACGACATCAAATATATCACTAATAGACATACCGTTGTTTGGATCTTGCGATCCTTGTAGTCCTGCAATTTTTATTGAATAAATTTTTGAGTTCTTTGCCCAACCGTATGTTTTACCTGCCGCAATACCTGCAACGTGTGTACCGTGCCCGTCGTAGTCTGTATAGAACCCTGCTGGTAATGTTCCACTTACTACTGACTGTGCTTGATACCAATCAATTTCTTGTACTCTACTATTACCAAATGAATCTTGAAACTCTGGATGGTCTGCTTGTATTCCTGAATCTTGTACAATAAAGTCAACACCTGTACCTGTAAGTGTGTGATCATATCCGCCAACAACTGCACCGCTTGAATTATAAGGATTTGCTAACGCACTCATTCTACGCAATCCCCAATTTATATTATCTCCTGAAGTTGCTGTAGATTTATCAAAATTTCCTGTTTGTGTTGCAAATCTTTCAATTCCAATATCATCACGCAAGTCTGGTCTTAGTTCAACTGCTTCTACACGTTCATCATATTGTAATACATCTGCTTCTACATCAGTAAGCATGTAATGGGTGTTTCTTATACTTGCAGGTCTTTCGTTTGCAACTGTAACTGCCTTTGGTGGAACATAAGGTAGCATGTTATCAGCAATCATATCTTGTCTAAATGCTGTTGGATCTACACCTTGTTTTAGTGTTACAATGTATTCTTTTTCCATCGACTAAATCCTTTAAAGTGCGGCTATACGTGTTTTGAAGTCTGCAAAGTCTGTGCTATTAGCAACTTCTGTTTTCAAGGTTGCTAAGGTAAGTGTTTCTACAACTGGTGCAACAAAAGCATAACCTGTTGCTGATTTAACAAGCATATCTCCTAAGTTTCCTCCTGCAACTAAATCACCTATGCTACTTGGAATAACGTTGGTTGCATCATTCAATTGACTTACATCTGTCTTAATTACATTTGTTGTATCTGTTAAGTTTGAAAGATCAGTTGGTATAACATTACCTACATCTGTAAGTTCACCTACATCCTGTAGAGTCATCTTTCTCCAAGCACCGTTTACATATGCTTCTAAATGTCCTAGTGTTGTGTTAACAACCATAAACCCTTCTGTTGTGAATCCACTTCGCCCTGCTGTTGTATAACTTGGTGGAACAAGTTTTGTAAACGCATTTACATCTAAGTTACCATTGATATTTACTGTTGAACTGTTGTGACCCATTTCAATGTTACCACTTTGTGTATCATAACCAATGTGTATGTCTTGTCCTTGTGTGCGTAGTGCAATATCTGAATTAGAATAAAGTACAACCCCGTTTGAACTAACTTGAACATAATCTTCTGCAGAACTTTCTTGCAGTGTAATAACACCTTGTGCGTCTAGTGTAATGTTTGCATTAACACCTGTGTTTGTAGTTGTTATATCTATATTTTGGTCTTGCACTATCCAAGAAGGACTTGCTATAGGACCTACAATTTTACTGTTGTTACCGTCAACAAGTAATGTACTATCAGTGCCATGTACACTACCAATTGTATCAACAATTAGTGTACCACCGCCTGTTTGTGCTGATCTAATTTGTTTTATATCAACATATAGTTCATCAAAGTTATCATTTACTTTATCAAACGCTGTGCGTAACGGATCACCATCACCTTTGTTTGGACTAGTACCTAAGTTAATTACTTGCTTTGCCATTACACTTTCCCTACTACTATTTCGATTGTTCCTCTTTCAGTTGTGTCTTTGGTTTCCATTGCTTTACCAATGACTGTACCTACTTCTGGATTGTTGTTGACTATTGCATACCCGGCAATAGCACTTGACACTAATATATCTCCAGGTTGTGTTTTGCCAATAACTTTGCAAGGAACTCTACCTGTCAATGCAACCGGAGTTACAAACTCACCTGTTAAATCACTGTTCATTAAGTATGCTGGTTTCTCACTTACAACACCAATAACTTTTGTATCACCTTTAGTTGTAGTTGTTGTAATTTCTTTTGCACCACCTAGTATAATAACTGTTCCTGGTTCGTATTCTGTATCTGCTGAATAGTTTTCTGCCAAGTCAGCGTATCTTGCTTTAGTTGCTATACCATCAAATGTAGTTGCATAAACTGTATTGTATTTTGCAGTACCTGAACCAATGTTGTACGTATTGTTTACATCAGGTATAACTCCTGTGTTGCTAAATTTAAATGGAACAACACCACCTGTAACCATTCCAAGTTCGCCTGATGCTGTTTTACCTGTACCAGTACCTATTGCGATACCTGTACCTGCATCATTTGTTGCTTCAACAAAGTTTGATTTAATCCATGCTGAACTTAAACGACTTGCTCCAGAAAAAGTTGAATTTGATTGTAATGTACTTTGTGTATTTGCACCACTAGCACCAATATCGATGCTTGCGGCAAATTCTGCTGTAATTGCACTTGTACCTGTTGCTTCAAAAATTTGTGCACCACCTGGTGTCAACATTTCAATAGTTGTAGCCGCTCCTGACTTAGGTTGTAAAATTGTGTAACTGTCATCTGTACCAACAATAAGACCGGTAGTTCTTATTTTACCATCACTTTTAGTTAAAACAAGACTATCATTACCACCAGTAGCAGTAATTGGAACTTCTGCTGGAACTGCTGAAGCATTTGAAATATTACCTAATGCTGTTAAACTGCTGATTTCTTCGATATCTGCTAAATCAACACTTCCTGCCTTAAGTGTTACCCAACCATGTGTAACATCAAAATCACCACTATCAAATTTAGCAAGACCTAGTAAACTTTGATCAAAACTACCTGGAGCCGCCGCTGAAGTATCTGCCGCCTGTAATGATAATTTACTTTGTTCAATACCTGCATCACTCTTGACATCAGCATTTATAATAGTGTTGTCTTTGATCATGTATTGAACATCAAGATAATCAGCCGCCGGATTAACTGTAAATTCAAGTTGACTACTGCTTGAGACTCTACCATTTGCTTTTTCTAACATAGGTGCAATACCTACACCTTCTCCTACTGGTCTTGTAACATTACCTGTAGTACCTGTAATACTTGCTGTTAAGATTTGCCCTGTTCCAGTTACAGTATTAATTGTAATAGTTGCATCGTTTGCCGGTGAAACACCTCCTGGAAATGCTGTGCCAGGAACTGTAAAAGTTTCTCCTACTACATATCCAGTTCCTGCGTTTCCAATTAATTGAATACCAAAATTTAAACCAGATGATATCCAAAAGTTTGCATCAACACCTGCCGCAGTATTTGACGTTAAGTATGGAACTCCTAATCCTCTTTGTAAATGGTCTTGTGCTATGTCAGTTTCATTTCCTGAAAATGCTGTTCCACCTAATGTAGCATCATCGTAAGTAATCTTTATAACAGCACCTTCCACTGGATCTGTTATACTTTCTACTCTACGAACCCAACCTTTGGCTGTGCCACTTGTAATAATACTATCTTGGAATGTTGTTGTAAAAGGTCCGTCTGTAATTGTTCCGCCGTTAATGTATAATATTTTGTCTCCGGAGTAATGAACAAGTTGTCCTTTGTATGCAAATTGATCTGAAAAGCCACTGTCAATAGATGCTTTGCGAATAGATGTATCACGCAAATTATCAAATTGGCTATTTCCTGCCGCAACATTATCAACATATGCTTTATTAACTGCATCCGAATCTTGTGTAGGTGCTAGAAGATTGATTATTTTTTTACTACCCATGTTCAAGTTACCAGTCATAGCCGCATGTCCGTCTCTTGGAAGCGTACCACCACCTATAACATTGTTTACAGGTAAACCATTATGATCCCAACCTAAACGTCTATTAACATAACCACGTACTGCGTTTTGTGTTGGCACAATATCAGAACCGTTTTGCGTCATACCATCGTCAGTGCTAAATTCACTAACAACAACACCACGTTTGAAACCTATACCATCTAAGTTACTTAGGGCAATACTACCTGCAAAAGTAACTGTACCTGTACCTTGGTCAACTGTAAAGAATCTACCAACACGGAAGAAACCATCTTGGTCAGTACTTACATAAAATACTCTACCTTTTGAACGCTCTTGTACTTCATAAGATTGATTTGGTGCTCTTGGTGCACCTAGTAGTACGTTTGGATAGTTACTTGTGTTATAAGATCCTGTACCAACATCCAAGAAGTCGTGTCCTGTTGCTCTTGTAAGTGAAATATTAATTGTAATATCACCTGGAGATCCTGCTGGCAAACCAATTCTAAATGTATTTTCTTGTCCGCCACTTAAATTAACTGGAAGATGAATACCTGTTGCATTGTTTGTTAAGTTATGGTCAAGTTTACCACTTGGGTTTGTTGCGTCAGTTATGTCTTCAATCTTGATAACTGCATAACCAACAAAGTCTAAGTAATCAACAACTCTATGTGTTTTACCTTCCCATGTAAAGATCATGTCACCTCTACGTAATCTTGCAATATCTGAAACTTCTGTAAGTTCATTGATAGCAATACCTACATCACCTTTAGTTGCACCTAATGTAGTACCACCAAAGCCTACTGCCGGAGTTAAACTTGTTCTAGTTTGATCTACAATTACTCTTACATAATCATAAGTTGCATCAAATCCCATTAAGATTTCATCTGCAGGTAAATTTTCTCCTGTAGTTTCTGTTGTTGTAAATTCTGTAGTTCTATAAGTAAAACCTATGCGTTCATCAAATTCAAACGCTGTACTTGGACGAATAGTAAGTCTCTGAGTATCTAAAACATTATCAACAATAACAACTTGGTTATGTCTATAACTTATAAAATGATTTTGTTTTAGTCCTTCTAATAAACCGTCATTACTAAATCCTGCTGTTGCAGTACTAAAGTTTAATTTATAAACTTGTCCGCTGTAAATTGGAGTATCTAATAATATGTTTACTGTACCTGAGGTTGTTACTGTTTGTATTTTACCGTCACCATCAACTGTTGCTACAGTAATTGTACAATCATTTGTTGAAGTAACACCATCTAGTTGTGTTCCATCTACAACAAATGTATCACCTACTGTATAGTTTACTCCTGCTGATCTAATAAATGTTTCGTAAATTCCACTGCTTTTACGTAATTTTTGTATATCAAATTTTGCACCAGTACCTGTTGCTGTTGGAGTATACGTTACATCATTATGTCCGTCTACTCTAAAATCGTTTATTTTTGCTACACTTGAAACTTCGTAACGACCGTAGTTACCGTTTTCGTGTAGTATGTTTATCTCACCTCTGTTTTGTGGAAAAGATTCAAAGTCATATGCATATACACTTAGTTGTCCTGCAGAAAGTATATATCCTGCCGCACTAGCATCTGTTGGAACACCAAGTGCAACACTATCATTACTTGTTACAACTCCTGTTGTATCAAAAGTACCTGTAACATTTTTCAAATATAAAACTTTACCTGATGTTTCAAAAACAACTTCACCTGATGCTCCTGAACCTGCTTGTGAAACTCTATGTCCTATAGCACTTGGTCCTGAACTTCCTTCTTGAAGTTTTGCTATACCAAGAACATTTGTAAATTTAAGTATAACTGCGGCTTCTGCTGTCCTTGCAATTTTAGTCATATTATCACGTAGTGTTACAGCATCCGGAACTTCATTTGGATCACTACCATTAGCAACTAAACCATATTCACCGTATGCGTTAGATCCATTAAGTGATCTAATTTCACCACCGTTGTTAGCGTAATATGCAGTCCAACAATAATATGTAAACTGTGAAACCATTTCTGATAAACCACCGTTGGTAACAACCAAACCATAACCTAAGTCATTAACTTGTGTAAAATCATTACCAAGCATACTTCTATTACCAGCAGTTTGAACAGTAATTTCAATTGGGTTAATTGCACTAGCATTATCTAAAACAATACTACCTGAAACTGTACCAGTCCAGCCTGCTTTAGCATTTGAACTAGGATCAAGTATAAGCGTAGCAGTACCTAGTGTAGGATCCCAATCTCTAACTGCATTAACTTGGAAACGTCTACCTTCCATATAAAATGGAGATGGAACTTGTGGTGCCTTGATAAAGAGTCCTTGTCCTGCTTGTGAACGCACATCAATTTTATAAGCAGTTTGTTTATTAATAACTTCCATAGGTACGTTACCAACGAAAGCGTCAACTAACATACCACCTCTAAACGCTTGTCTGTTTAGTGATCTTGAAAAACTTGAACCTGTTTGACAGTATGGTGATTTAGTTAAGACTTGTCCATCTGGATCAAGCACCATCATAAATCCACCGTGTCCTGTTACAGAACAGTTTCTTATAATAACACCGTCATTACACATGAACACATCAATTTCATTATTTTTCTTAGGTGTATTGATATTTGCATTAAACGCAAATAATATACAATCAATAAGTGAATCTAAATTTGTATACGCATTTGTTTCAGCAGTTAATGTTGTATCAATAATTTGAGATTCATTTGACTGTGTTGCTGTAACTGCATTATTTTGTAAAATTGTATTTGCAAGTGTGCTTATGTATTGTATTGCCGCTATTGTTTCAGCAGTCTGGTTTGCGGGAATATATTTGTCACCAAATTCACCTTGGTTCATTAATGATTGTTCACGTCCGCCGAATACTAAGTCCTTCACTAAACCATCAATAATAAAACCAGTATCACGTTTACATTTTGCTGTGTAGTTTGTATTAGTTTGGTGGTTTGGATAGTTTGTGTCTACGAAACTAATAACTTCTTCTATAATAAACTTTTTATTGTTTTTTAGAATCTTAGACGCTTGTGGAAATTTACCTGGATTGTTAATACCGAAGTTACTAACGTTTACATCTTTAGTAGGATCGTTTAAGTAATGTTTACCAAACCAACCAATTGGATTTCCTGTCAAAGGATTAATATAACGAGAACCGTTTGTAGGTAAGTTGGTATCTGGTACACCGGTTATACTACCTGAATCACCTGTTAAGTTATCAAACTTTTCATCTCTGTAAAAATATACATTTGACCATACTGATTGTGAAACACCTTTTTTAGGTCTTATAATAACACGTCTAAATTCATCACCTTTTAAGGAAACGTTTGCAGGAACTCTAATAGGCATGTGTTCATCATATGTTCCTGATTCAACTCTAATACTAATTTGGTTAAATTTAATTGTATTTGCATATTCTAATTGTTCGCCTGGAACAAATTCAATTGGTTCTAGTAATTGTAATTCTAAAATATCTGTATTGACTGGATTAGGAGCATTTAAGTTTTCACTCAAGTATTCTACAACTCTACCTAATGCACCTGATTCTTTACCACGTACAACTTTACCAGGAAGTATATCTGTGTTATCTGGATTACCTTGATCAACGTAGTCATTTGTAGTACCGTTGCCCATTGTAATTTGATAAGTGCTACCATCAACTATCGCAGGCGCATCAAATACACTACCATCGTTGATAATGCCAGTGATAATATCAAATTTTGCGCCAACTGAATTACGTGCAGTAGCATCTGTTTGAAACCCTGAATTAATATATTGTGAATATAAAGATTGTCTAGTTACACTAACACTGATGTTTTGTAGTATAACATCTACTATTGCTTTTACAAATGCAATACCTGCAAGTGTTTGTGTTTTTTGTCCTGTGATTGCCTGCACACCGCTTGCGTTTGAATAATATGTTATACCTGCACGTCTTGAAAGAAAGTTTGCATTATTACCAGTAAGAACATCAAGTACTACTGCATCTAATATTAATCCTACATCACGTGAACAAACATCTTGGTCGTAAACAAAATCAGGAAATGTTTCATTCAAGTACGCAATAGTTTCAGCCTGAATAAATTCTTTGTTTTCTGCAACCAACGATTTAACATTTCCTCTGCCTGATGGAATAGTCTTTACATCAGCAGTTAAAACTGTTGTAGGAATTGAAAAATTTGTATGTGTAATTGTCTGTGCGTAGTTACCTAATTCAAATTTTGAAGCAATCTGTAATTCTTCTGCTTTACGTGCCGCGGCTCCTACTGTTCTAAATGCAAAAGATGGACTTCTTCCTGCTTTGCCTGGTGCTGTTTTTGTGTATCTATCATCACCTGATGTACTTACGTATAAGTTACTTGCACTTATACCTTCTTGCTGATCAACGTATAATTTTGTTGCAACTTGTTTTGCATTTGGATCAGAACTAGTTGCTCCTTCTAAAGCGCCTGGATGATCACTTGCAAATAAAGGACCAGTCATTGTATCGCCTGCTCTTCTAACTACACTCTTACGTGGTAGTGCTTCATTAGAAAGATAAAATCCTGCAAGTGTTGAATCTAATCCTTGATCAACAATTTTATGCACTCCTGCTACAACAGTACCAGTTATAGCAATATTGTTTGTTTTGTTAATTGCATCTGCAGAACTATTATGTAAACTGATTGTATTGTCGTCAATAATTCCAACATAATAAATTTGATCTTTAGTTAGTCCTGTAAGTGCCGCACCAGTAGATGTATACTTGTAACTTGCTCCGTTACTTGCTCTGTCTAGTCCGTGTGCTAGAACCTGTAAATTTTGTGTGGAAACTAAACCTGTAATATCTAATGTATATTCTGATGCATCTGCAGGTTCATCTCTTAAGCCACCCATTTTACCAGGGTTCATTGCTTTTGCGTATCTTTGATCGTTAAATTCTTTATCTGGTACTAAGTCATGTATAGTATAGTTTCCACCATACTTACTTGTAAATGCCGCCGCATCTGCTGTTGAAATACTTGCGTTACCGATTGCATATCCTGCCGCGTTTAAATGACCGCCTAGTTGTGGACTAGTATCACCTGCAACATTTGTTCTACCTGCTTGGATTAATAATTTACCTGCTTGTGTAACGTTGAACACAATAGTATCATCTGCTGGATCACCTGTAATTGCACCATTTGATACTAGTTCAAGTGCTTCAACACCATCTTCTGTAGTGTTAACTGCAAGTACTCTACTTGCTAATCCTGTATAGTCATCTGGTGTATCACTTAAACCTCTAAAGTTTATTTGTCCGCCGATACCAAATACAGCGTATAGTTCCTGAAAGTTTTCGTTTGATTTACGAAACGATTCACGTAAACTATCACCGGTACCGTCGTTACCTTCTACACCAATATCAATTATATTTCTTGCCATGTTTTACTCCGTTAAGCAGGTATTGCTAATTTGTCCATATCAAAATTTACACTAACGCCACATCCACAACTGCTCTTTGCGTTAGGATTTATAATTTCAAACATAGATCCCATAATATCTTTTTTGTAGTCAATTACTGTGCCAAACAAAAACATTATACTTGCTCCACCTATTACAAATGTGCAATTTGTATCTGTTTTGAAGACTTCGTCATCATCTAGTAATTCGTCTGGTTTTGCATAAGTTCCCCATTGATATTCAAACCCTGCACAACCACCACCTTTCATGTTTAGCGTAACTGCATAAACCTCATTTTCATTGCAAATAGTGTCTATTTGCTTCTTTGCGGCGTCTGTAAGTGTACAAATCGTCATAGGAACTCCTTATTAATGTTATTTATCTTAGTGTTTTGTAATCCGAATGTAAATATAGTTATGTTTATAGAAGAATTTAAAAAGAAAAGCCGGCACGTAAGGCAGTCTAAAACAGGCGTAGAACACCAGTATACACGTATAAAAACGTTTGCTAGATTACGCTGTGATAGTTGTAATACTGAATTTATAAGGCCAAGAGGAAGTATGGATCCTAAACGACTAAACAATAACTATTTTCATGTATGTAATGATTGTGATGCAAAGAAATTTGCACAAAAGTTAGGAGTAGACCAGAAGCAGAAATGGAATAATCTTTCTGCTTCTAGTAATATTCCTATTGGTAAGTTGTAACTATTCTGCTTTCCAAATAGTCCATGCACCATATGCTACTGCTAAACCAGCGGCAATTTTTGCTAGTGGTGCAAGAAATAGTACCATAAGTCCTAGTACTACTAATGCGGCGCCATCCCAAGATGTACGCTCTTTCATTCTTGAATTAATCCATGATTTAATCATAATATACCTCCTTAAAGTATTCCATTATGTTTGATACTTCCTAACGGTAGAACTTTGCCAAACTCATCTTTGCATATTTCTCCGTTAATACTACCTGCCATCATCTTCCTGCCATTGCTGTTTATAAAAAGACAAGGCTTAATTTCTTCACCATCCCATGTTCTTTTTACATTACGTGGCTTAGGCTTTCCACTTCCGGCTTTGTATCCTGCCATAAATCTCCTTCTGTTAGATATTTATTGTATTGATTTAACAGTTCTATGCTTGCTAAATTCTTCATCTTACTTTCACACATAATATCTGCATACTGTAAAAAAGATAGTGCATATGCATTAACTTTTTCATTAGGATAATAATCACTATGTGCTCTAAGTTTTGCTTTCTTATGACCTGCTTCTAGTAGTGCAGGCATATCAGGCATTGTATTGTGTGTAAAACCTTCAGGTAGTGCTTCATCTCTACTGTAACTATAATGTATTACAGGACGCACACCACGCCACGAATCTATTATGCGAGAAAATCTATCGTCGGTTGGACGTATGTATTCACCTTCACGGCACCAGTGATGGTGTATGTCGAGCACCAATGCACAGGTGTCAACGAGTTCCAAACTAGCGTCGATCCCCCACTTGTTTTCGTCGTTTTCGATCGTAATTGTGTTTCTCGCTTCCGGAGAAAGTCTTGTGTCAACTGCGTGTTTAATACCGGCTGGACCTTTCTTACCGGATATGTGGACGTTGCATTTAAAGTCTTGGAACGATTTGCCATAGCCCATCCATCTGATGCAATCAACATGATATTCAAACTCCTCTATAGATCTTTCGACAATGTCTTCGTTGTCGCTTGCAAGTACAGTAAATTGGCCGGGGTGCATCGATAGTCGGACATCGAGGGCTCTTGCTGTTTCACCGACTTTTGCGAATTCTTTAGCGGCATAATCACGTACATCAGACTTGCGCCAGTAATAACTCCAAGTAGGCTCGGTATAAACAGGAAGGACATCGCTACCCAATCTGACCATACGAAGTTCTGGAGGAAGGCTTCCAACATATTCAATTAACCTTTTGTATGACGCTATGTTATGAACCATCAAGTCCCATAAGCGTTCTTCAGCAACATCACGTGTTTGATTGTTTAACCAACGTACTGTTGTGCTACGAGTATTTAGTGGCCGTTGTACTTCTTCTAATAATTTTTTCTTTTGTGTTTGGTCTGGATGCATGTACTTGCAAGCGAAACCTATACGTTTAGTCATTAATAATACCTTTAATTTTCCACGGAGTAAAACTTACACTACCTAGACTTATATGATCTGCTCCTGCGTCTAAATAATTTTTTGCATCTTGTTTAGAATACACACCGCCTCCTGCAATAACTGTGACGTGTGAATGTTTGTTTTTTATATAATCAATCAATTTCATAGTGTATGGTATAATAATTTTACCTGATAGTCCGC